CAGTCTCGTCCATCGTGACGCGACAGGAAAGCCGGTGCCGGTGCTCCGTTGGAGCCCGACCAAGTGGCGGAAGGCCGAAGCTCTGCGTGACCGCATCATGCGCGGCGTCGGAACGGACGAGCCGTGGTTGACTGAGGAGATGACGCGCGAGATCGGGATGCGCGCTGTGGCGGTGCATTATCGGAGGCCGCTGCGGGTCGACGAGGTCGCCAGGATGGCGCCGACGCCTGAAGTCCGGGAGCGACCGGGAAGGCCATGATGACTGACGAATGGAAATGCTGGCACTGTGGATTCAGATCGTCAGTGCGTTCGAATTTCTTAGTGGGTAACGACATGCAAATCGATGGACCGATTTACCACTGTCGGAACAGCGATGCTTGCGAGCTACGCTACATCGCCACAAGGATCGATCAGCGTGACGAGAGGTTGAGGTGAACGGCTACTATGTGACCGGCACGCCGTTGACCAGCACGATCACTTCGCCGACCACGTCGATGTCGACCCTGACCGTGGGCTGGCGTGCTGGGGGCACCGGCTTCGGTGGCCTCTCGCCTTCCGGCGGTCGCTCGGCCATCTGTGGCGGCCCGCCGAGCACCTGGGCGATCTGCTCGCATATCACGTCGAAATTCGTTTCGTAGAGCGCAGCATCGGCCGTCGAGTCAACGAAGCAGATTTCGAGTAAAATTGCTGCGGCGGTCGTGCCGTTTAAAAACGCCAAATCAGTGCGTTTTTTGCCGCCTCTGTCGATGAAGTCACCGGCGTCCGCAATGGCCGCGCTCATCTCGCCCGCGAGCGCAGACTGGGTGACGTAGAGCACCTCGGTCCCCATCGGCTTCGTTGTTTCGACGTAGGCGTTGAAATGGACGCTCACGTCCAGCTCGCGGTCCTGCTTGTTGTGCCACGACACGATGGCATCGAGGTTCTGGCTTTGCGTGGTCGAGGTGTCGTCGTGAAACACCACGACATCGACGCCGCGCGCGGCGAGCTTGTCGGCCACAGCTTCGACTACGCGGCGCGCCTCGTCGACCTCGTCGAGCACCCCGCTGGCGCCTCGCACCAGGGCGCCATGGCCGGAAGATATGGCGACGCGATCGTATGGCACGGCGGCTGCTCCTTCCTGTTCCAACGGAAATGTCACCTCTACCTCGTCGTCGGTCTGGATGCCGAGCGCGTCCATGAGGCCGGGCGAGATGTCAGCGACGCGCCCGGTATTGGTGTGCGGACCCCAGTCCGCCGGGTCGCAGATGAACGCTTTGCCGGTCTTGGGCGCGCGCACCAAAACTGTGACATCGAGCAAGTCGTCCTTGGACGTGCCTGGGGCTTCGTAGTCCCACCGGCACGCGATGTAGAATTTGCTCGGATCGAGTCTGCGCGCCAGCCCGGTCGTGCCGGGCGGCTGCGTCGGCAGGAACAGGTGCGGCGCCATGTCGACCGAGTAGATGAAGGCGAGCCCTTCGCTCGATGAGATGCCAGTGTCGTTCGGCCCCCCGAACCACGAAACCTTGCCGCGGAGCTGCGTGGTCATGGCGTCGGCGCTCGGCAGTCGCGGATATCGCGGACAAGGCTGGCGATTAGATCGCTCTGCGTCTTGTTGCGCTCTGAGGCGTTTGCGGCGACCTGCCCGAGCACATAGGCCGCGAAGCTGAGAAATCCGATGTTCACCAGCAGAAGCGCAATCGCGAGCGGCGTTGACTTCATGGCGTCGATCGCGGTGTTTGCGACCTTCGCGGCCTCTTCGGAGACGACCATGGTTATAGTCTCGCGCTGTCGATGAAGATCTTGCCGTCCAGAGGAGAAAACAGTAGAAAGATCAAAGACTTGTCGAGTAATTGACGTTCAACTGATCCCCATTCACCACCGCTTTGTCGCCGGTCGAGAACGTGCCGGCCGACCACAGCGTGCCGTTGGCGTCGTCCTTGGTGGCGACCGCCCCACTGCCGAAGCATAGGAATGCGCCCTTTATCGTCCCGGTGCTCGTGATGGCGAACGACAGTGCCGCCGACAGCGCCTTAGACCCCGCCGAGGCCGCCGACCACACCGCGGTCTTGCGGTTGCCGGTATAGGTCGGTGCGTTGATGCCGCCCGCCTCCAGCCATCCAGTATGCGACGCCATCGTGTCGCCGGCCGCGACCGCCGTATAGGACACCGACGAGATCGGGCCCATGTAAGGCCCGGTCACCGTGTACGCCGCCCCGGCGAGGAACGAGTCCAGTGCCAGGTTCTTGCCGACGGTGGTGACCACGTTGTCGATCGTATCGCGCCATTTGAGCTTGCCGTCCGCCCCGATGCATTCGATCTCGTAGCGACCGTGCGCTTCCGCATGCTCTCCGAGACCGCTTCCACGAATTACGAATGCGTCGTTGCATTCGCGCGCCTTTGCGCGTTCCTGCTCGTCCATAATCCTTTTCTCCGTCAAGTAAGAACGATCTTTGGATCGATATAGACCGTCGTGCTCGGCTTCGCGGCGCGCACCCGCGCGTGCAAGTAACCGGCCATGCCGGGCTGCGGCGAGGATAGCGTTATGGTGAGCTTGAATGGGCTCCAGCCTGCGCCGCTGCCGCCGCCGTTCCAGGTCGAGCCGTCCGACGACACTGCCGCGTTCGCCGCCAGCAGGTTGGCCTTCGTCGAGGCGACGATAGTGCCGATCGGGACCGACGACGAGCCGAGGTATTCCACCTCCAGCCAGATGTCGTCATTGTTCGGCAGCGCACCGGCGTTGATGGTGCCGAATACGGTCACGGTCACATCAGCGCCAGTAGTCGGATTCCATATTGCGTAGGGCTCGGCTTTGAACGGCCGCAGCCATTGCGGGTTCGACGTGGTGACAATCTTGCGGGACTGCGCCTGCCCAGCCGCATCGACAGCGCCGCCGATGCGGGTGATCGAGGTCTCCGTCGTCTCGGTGCCTTCATAAAGATAGCGCGCTGACTTGTAGGCAGTGACCCCGCTATCGGCACGTATGTATTGAACTGCTTGACCGGTGTTCAGCGGGGTCGCAAACGTCGCGGAAGCGTTGAGCTTGCAGTCCTTGGCGACCCAGTTGCCTTGCGAAACGTTGGTCGGCATCCCAAAAACAGAAGTAACCTGACTAAGATCGAGGGCTTCGAGCGTGACATTGCTCAAAAAACTACCGGCAGACTGACCAACAAGATTGGTCGGCACCGTCGATCCGCTTGCCAATACCTGCCCGGTGTTGGCCCAGGTAAAATTAACTATTTCAGGAACAATATATTGCGCAGCATTACCAAAGCTGACTTGGCAATTGTTCCAGAATACGTTACCAGCAGCGCTGGTGCTTACACCTATGGCCGCACCAGCGCTCGCGGTGGTAGCTATTTTGAAAGTACAGTTGTCGAAATAGTAAAAAACATTAGAAGGAGTGAGCTGTATAACTGCTCCAGTCGATTGTCCGACGCCGGCAATGAACGTCAACCCATAAACATAAAATGTTCCAGTAGGATTAAAATTGATGCTCGCCGCCGCGGTTGTCGAGATCGTCGCTGTGGTCGCCAGATCGGTCGCTGCCGGCGGATAGCTGCCGGAATGGTTATGGCAGACGATCCTGCCCATCGTTGCCTGATTCGCCAGCGGCGTGATGGTGATGGTCGTTGCCTGCGACTCGGCGTGGTTGTCGCCGACGTAGATCGTGTTGCCGACAGCAAACCAAGACACCGCGCAAGCATTGGCGAGCCGTGCATGCGGCGCTGCGCCCTTGGTGAAATTGCCGACCGCGCCCAGGCACGTCCACGTCGTCGTTCCGTCCGCCTGCGTGGTCCCTGCCGTGTTGTTCGGCCACGCAGGTTCGCTCGCTCCCATCGAGCCAGCCGTGGTGCAAATCCAGTAGCTCGCGCCATTGTTACGCTGGATAATCGCGCCAAGCGTAGGCGCGCCGATCGCCTTGGCCTGGGTCCAATTAACGGTGTTGGTCAGGTCGCCGTTGACGGCGGCCATCCCGGTGCATTCCTGCCACGTCGCGGTGCCGTCCGTGGTCTTGGCGCCGCGTGTGAGCACCCAGGTCGCGTCGGTAACGTTCGCAGTCGTGCCCGCCACGATGCAGACAAATACCCGCTCGCTGCCGACCGCAGGCGCTGTGAACTGGCGGCATAGCTGACCCGCAACGACCGCGGTGTTTTGCGGCCTCTTCGCGACGGCATAGTGGCCCGTCGTGCTCTGGTCGCCAGCGTTGCAATAGAAAGTGGTGTCGTAGAAAGCCACTTATATCATCCTTCGATGTAGATCACGGTCGGTTGCGGTGTCCTCGGCATGATTGGGCCATCGAGCGCCAAGACGCCGTCGAAGAGCGAACCGGCAATCTTGGAGCCATCGACCAGATCGGCCGCACTTGCCGCCTCCACCACCGACCCGGTTCGAGGCACTGCAGCCGAGAGCGTATCGGCCGCAGAAACCGCCTCGACAATCGCGGTTGCATAGGTAAGCCCTGCAGTGACGGTCGAGCTCGCACTCGCCGCCTCGACCATGATCTGGCCGAGGAATGCATCGACGTGTTCGCCGACCGAGGCCGGGTCGTCGACCAGCGTCGCGAACACGACGTTCCCTGTGCCCGGTGCGTCCAATGCGGCGGCGGCCTCGGTAATGTCGGCCGCGATGGCTGCATGCCGACGCAGCAAGCTGACGTTACAGACGAGCATCCGCAACCATGGTGGTGACGGGACTGTCGTGCCCGGCTATCGTTTTCCAAGTCACGCCGAGATCCAGTGATATGGCGACGGCCCCGTTTTCACCCGCAATGTCAGCCGCCCCGCCAGCCATTATAAGGCTGCCGGACACCGCTACGCAAAACACCTTCGGCACACCCGGAACGGATACGGTCTTCGTTCCTGTGCTGTCGACAGTCTCTTCGGTAACCTGAACTTGACCGGACCCCCAAGTCTCCAACGGATCGCCACTGGCGAAGCTGACGGTGCTGGTGCCGTCCGCATAGTTTATTATCGGCGGCTTGACCGGTTTTGCTGTCACGGCGCTAGGCGCGCTCATGACACCGTCCGGCACATGATGCCCCCTTTCATCAAAACAATCATTGCCCTCGCAATGCGGTAAAAACGCCGACTTATAGGTATCAGGGTCGGCACCTTCGGTGGGCGTGCTGCTGACCTCGGCCCAACTCACACCATCCGACGATTCAAAAACTTGATCCTTCAGGGCATCATTTTGATCATAAAAGAATGCATTATTCTTTTTATCCCAAACCAACGCCACCGGATTTGCGCCATTCGATGGTTCCGTTACGGATGGCATAGTTCCGGCATGATCAAAGGCAACTGTCCAATTCAACCCATCATTCGAGTAATAAATATAGGTATGATAGCGAAGCAATCTTATCTCATTTCCAGCGCCGTCATCCACATCAACCCATTCGGACGAGTTGCCGCAAACCACAAAGGCCGGCGTGCGTTTCTCATCTGGCGTCCCCTCATTCTTGATGATCACGCTAAAGGAGCTAGCCAAGACCGAGACTCCGAACTCTCCAGCGCCGGGAAGGGAAATTGTTTGGTGATCTATCGATTTCCCCGCGACTTTCGCACAGTACAAGTTTGTCAATGTGCCGTAAACAAATACTGCTCCTTCGTCCCACTGCACATTGAAGATGCGCGTCAGCGCGTCCTGGGAGTACGACATCAGATGTCCGTGCGCAGGAACGGCAGCGTCACCGACAGACCGGACGGCCCGGCGTTGTCGGACTGTATGATCCGGATTGCATAAATATCGCCTTCGGCAAAATCCACGGTGGCGGGAATGTTGAAAGCGCCGCTCTGTCCGCCACCAGTGTCGATGTCGCCTGCGGCAGCGAAGGTGATGCTGCCGATCTCGACCCGGTTTCTTTCGATCGCCAGGATGATCTCGGTGGCCCCGGTCGCCTCATTGCCGACATCCAGATAGGCATAGGCGTGTGCATTCCCGCTCACCAGTTGCATGGTCCGGCCGGCAACGGCCTGGAACAGTACCTCGCCCGCGGTGCGCTGGATGGTGCCTGGCACGAAGATCGCAGCGTCGTAATTCACATCATAGAGCGGCATCCAGAACGAATAGAGCGGATTCTCGTCGGTGCTGCCGTCCGTCGCATTCGGATCGAAAGCCGCCGGCAATGGCGGCGTCGTGTGGCTGCCGAGCACCTGATACATGCCCAGGCCGCGAACCGAGACCATCTGGCCGATCGTATACGGCGTGCCGTTCGTCCACTGCCCCACATATGTGATGACGGCGACCGGCAGCGGAATGACTTGCGTCGTTCCATCGGTGAAGTGGAACGTCATACTGTTGGCGGTATAGGTGACGGTGTCGATGCGCTTGCCTTCGGCGAGCGCGGCGTTCAAGTCGACAATGCGCTGATCGACATCGTAGAAATTGCCGTCAACCTGCGCCGCGCTGTTCGGCGCGCCGGTGCCGGCGCCCCAGGCGCCGGTGGTGACATAGACGATCGTCATGAGCTAGCGCACCAAGTCCGTGCCCGTCGTCTCGACATTGTCGGAACGCGGCGGATCAGCATAAATAACCTTTGTCGGGCCGAGGTCGCCTCCGTCATCGAGCCTGACTTTCTTCAAGCGTTCGACCTCGATGAAGTTGTCCCTGTTGATCGTGCCGCTGTCATCTTTTTGATAGACCTTCTCGGTGTCATATTGCCGTTTGGTTTCCTGCTGCTGCTTCGTTTCTGTGTGGCTGGCGCTCCAGCTATGCGGCAGATCGATGAGCTTGCCGCCCGTTCCGCTGATAGTGGCAAAGCCCTGGTCGGGATTGCTCTCCGGTGCCAACATTCTGGCCGCAGGTGGCCGGATATTGGGAAACACGACGGGGCGAACGATGACTTCAAACATTATACTGCCTCCAGGTCGTAGCCGGTTGGCACCTTGAGATCGCTGACTTGCACCGCGTAGTCGCTGGAAAACTGCCGCGACATGCTCTTGAGCTTGAAGGTCGCCTTGGTCTCGTATTGCTTCAACGCATCATTGATAGCCTGGCTCCGCGCCGCGGGAATTGTCTTCATCTGGTCGATGTCTGCGCCACTGATCGGCACCGAGGCAAACTGGCCGGCTTTAAACAGTAGCGGTGCCTGCGCCGAGGCCGGATTTTCGACGACGAGCGGCGTCTCGATTACATCCTCTGCCCTGAGAACGGACAGGAACTCGATCCCGTCGTCGTTCGGATCAGCGACAGGCGGCTCATAGCCGACCGACGTGTCGAACAGAACCGTGCGACCGGTGAACTGCTGGTAGTCGGCACCGACATAATCGATACTGCAATAAGTCGGGTCGCCGCCAGCCGCCACGGCCGAGCCGCCGTACCCGATGGCGCAGCCGATGCGGACCTCGCACTTGATGTGCCCGTCCGAGCCGTCCAACGCCAGCGAATATCCGATGATCTTGCCCAGCGCTTCGCCCACCCGCGGCTCGACCAGAAAGCCGTTCTTGCGCAACGTGATTTCCGGCATGCGCGACAGTTTCGGCGCAAACGCGATTTCCACGACGCGCGCCCGTTGCAGCAGATGCGCCCGCGCCAGCGCGATCAGGTGCTCGAGGCTTCGATTGCCGCGATCGGTCGCGATATAAGACCGCCGCCGCGGATCGCCGATCGGCACATAGGCATCCACGCCTGTTCCGATCGTTTCGCTCAGGTTGACCGATTTGACATCGTTGACGACGAGCGCCTCGCCGTCGGCCGGATCGGTCAGGACGGGCTGCACATCGGCATAGAGCGAGAACGTCACGACCTCGGTACATTGCCGGTTCGCCGTGTAGGCCGCCACCAGCGTGACATTGGTATAGTTCAACGGCAAAAAGGCACCCGTGGCCGAATAGCTGCGGCTGTACGAATTATTTTTCCCCGTGGTGATGGTGTCGCTGGTCACCAGCTCGGAAAAACCCAGCCCAATCGGCGCGTCGACATAACTCTGCGTATCCTCGAACGTGGTGGTATAGCTCGAAGTGCCGAACCACCCGGTGTCCGGGTTCGTCACCGTCAGCTTGCTGCCAGAAAGCCTGGTCTTGACCTGAAGGCTATAGGGCGTGTCAGCGCTCGCATTGGCGACGACCCAGCCATCACCGATCCCGGCCCCCGCTTTCGGCCAATTGTCGGCCGTCAGGCTGTACGACGTGATCATGCCTCGATATGAATCCGGCCAATTCCGGATCAGATAGTCGGTCAGGTCGACTGTGCCTTGCGCCGATTGCGTCCAGGTATATTCGGCGCTGACATCGACACGCGCCAGCGGCCCGCTGGTGAGGTTGAGGCTGAGGCCGTCATAGAGCACCTTGCCGCCTTCGCTGGCGCCATCGAATTCGACCAGGCCGTCCTCGCCGGTGATCTCGTCCGACACGGTCAGAACGAGAGTCTCCCGATCGTAATGCCAGAGCTTGCTATAACCCTCGAGCACGACCTCGGGATCGGTGCGCCGCGTCGGATCGATCACCACCTCGTCGTAATACGGCAACACACGCAGCGTGTCGGCGAGCGCTGCCTTCTGCGCCACGAGGTCCATCGGCCGCGCGACGAACTCCAGCGTCACCAGTTCCTCGAAGATGCTGGTCGGGACGCCGACGAGCCGGCCGCGAAAACGGATCAGGTCCGGCCCGCAGTCGAGCGCGAACCACACCCATATCTTGCGACCGGGGCCGAGTAGGCCGATCGCATCGCCGGCGTCATTGCGCGGCCGGCGCACCACCACAGTCAGGCTCGCCGGGTCGCCCTCGTCCTGCTTCAAGGTGAACGAGAACACGCTTTCGTCCCAGCGCAGATGCTCGGGCCCGAATACCGTCTCGCCCGGGTCGATCCAGGCAAAGTACGGCATTCCGACGGGCATGGGTCAGCCCAATTCACTCAGCATACCGGACGCCCAGTTTTGCTCGTGCAATGGCTGCGAAACATTATCGGCGAGATGCAAGCCGTGCTCGGCGAGTGCCTGTTCCAATCTGGCGAGACACTTTCGGCCGAACATCCGCCGGCGAAGCAAATCGGTCCGCGTCTGTGCGAGCAGTTGCGGCATGGTGGTGATCGGATTGCCTCCCTGAGGGTCCCACGCAAGAGCGTTGCTGAGGCGCGTCCGGCCGACGCTTACGGTCGCTAACAAGTTGCTCAATTCGTCGTCGAACTCGTACATCTCAGACGGTCCTCTGCTCGCATTCCAATTTCCACGCGATTTCTGCCGCCCATTCGTCGCGCGACGTATCCCACGCCGTCACCTTGGCGAGAATGGTCAGCACATCGCCGGTCGTGTTGGCGACGCCGAGGCCGGGAATGCAGACAATGGTGACGTCCGCCCCGGGCCAAATGCCGGTAAGTTCGGGCGCCTCATGGTCAGTGCAGGTGATCGTAACCTTGTATTGCCGGAACTGTTCGAGTGAGATGTCCGCCAGGGCGCCGCGGCAATCGCGCGCCACATTCGCCGCCTGCGTGATCGGCTCTAACGTCATCACGATACCGCGCGAGGCATACGGTGAAAAATCAATGCCGTCGATTTCAAGCAGAGTCATTTGAGGCATTGGCTATCGACCAGGTTGCGTTTGTCAGGTAAAAGGCACGGTGACTGGGCGCGGCGTGGCCGGGCGGTGTATGGCACGGTATGGTACGGCTTGGCACGGCCCGGCATGGCAGGGCATGGAGAACGAGGGCCTCAGCTTAACTGCTGAGGCCTTTTCTCTAGCTGTACCGAGAAGGTTTTCTGCCGCCGCTTCTGACCTGCGCCAACGCCGCGGCCTTGCGCAATTCGTCAACTACACTAGACGAGGCGCGCAAACCCTCGATTGGCGCCAAGCCGGGGAAATTGATCGTAACGGCATTCATGCCGCCCCCGGCGAATGCCGGGATACCGATCGGCGCATGCACAAGCCCGCCGAGCGCAAAGCGGCCCATGCCGTCGAGCACATCACGCAGGTTGCCGCCCGATCGCCGCAGCGCCTCGAGGAAAGCCAGCACGCCGGGTTGCGCCACCGCCCGCGCTGGCATGATGTGTTCACCACGCGAAGCCCAAATCAGATTCGAATCGGACGTGCCGCTGCCGCGACCGCCCAGCAGTCCGCCGCCTGCGTGGCTGCCGATGTCGCCGAGGCCAAGGTCGGCACCGAGCGTGCCGCTGCCGCCGAACAGTTGATTCCATTTGTCCTTGAGCCATTGAAAGGCATTCGCGACTGGGGTCGTGACCCATTCTGAAATCAGGGCCTTGCCCTCATCTATCTTGGTGCTGATGTAGCCTATGATGCCGTCCCACGTGTCCTTGATCCACTGCCAGGCATTGCCGACTGGCGTCGTGATCCAAGCGTCGAAAGTAGCTTTGAGCGCCTGCCATTTGGCATCGATGGCATCGGCTGCATCGATAGCCGCCTGCTTTATCTGCGGCCAGTAAAGGACGAGCAGAGCCAGCACGGCGATGATCGCCACGATTACAATGCCGACAATGCTAATCGTTGACGCTGCCAGACCGAAAGCAGCCATTCCGGCCGAAGCAAGTCCCCAAGCCGTCGCCATCAACGTTATTGCGCCGTTGACGATTGCAATGGCCGCCGCCAGCGCTACAAAAGCGCCGGTCATCGTTCCAATAATGGCAATCGCTGCGATATCGGTCCCTGTCAATTCCGTGCCGAAAATGCGGTTGATGATATTGGCCACGCCGGTGGCGGCGTTCCCGAGCGCGATCAAACCGCTCACGATCAATTGGATGGTCCCCGGGATTTGTGCGCCGATTGTCTTGAAGCCGTCGACCAGGGTCTTCACCCATGGCACCTTCTGCGCTTCCTGGCTGATAGTCTGAAATGCAATGACCGCGGCTGCGCTAAACTGAGCCCAGAACCCCGCGAAATCGCCGGCGAACAAAAGCTTGAACGATTCCACTATTTGCGCCAGCGATTCGGGGATCAACGCCGCCGCCTTGGCAGCGCCGGCCGATATCTGATCCCAGAACAGCACCACCAGCGCGACCAGCGGGATCAGGATGGGGCCGAAGCTGGCGAACAAGGAAATCAACGCCGTGAACGGCGACAGCACCAAGCCGATGCCTTTGAATGCGACCGCTAGGGCGACCGCGGCAGCCGCCGCCGTGATGAAGAACGCCGCCACCTGACTTTTCGAGACGCCCTCGAAACTCGCCGCAATCTGCTCGACGATGCCCAAGAGCGCCGCGCCGGCCGGCACCAGAACATCGCGCCATATCCCGGCGAGCTGCTGACCGACCGCGATCAGAACCTTGAACGTGGTCTGGATCGCACTGTCTTCGGGAGCGGACGCAAAGGTCGCTTGCTTCTGATCTGAAAGCCCCAGCCATATCCTCAGCAGCTCGCGCGAGCCGTCGACCAGCTTCGTCAGCCATTCGGTCTGCGCCAGTGCGCCAGTGAGAAATACCGCACCGATCTGATCCTTGGTGGCGCGGATCGCCTTTGTCAGATCATCCCATCCGCCCTTGACGGCCTTTGCTGTATTGGCCTGCTGCGCGCTCAAGTCGCGCGAGGCCTTTCCGGCCTCCGCCAGAGTCTTTGCCTGCTCGACCGTGGCGGTGTTCGCAGCGACCAGAACCTTAATGGTGTCCTTCCAATTGTCGCCGAAGATCTTGATGCCGGCCGCCGCCTGGGCCGCGGGATCTTTTATATTGTTAATGGCCAGGGCAGCGGCTCGCGCGATGGCGAGCGTGTCCCCGGTCGCAATGGTCTGCATGCTAACGCCGAGCTTGCGCAGCTCGGTCGCTGCCTCACTGGCTTTGCCCTTCGTATCCGTAGTGGTGTCGTTGAACCTTCTGATGATGACAGTGCCGCCATCTGCAGTTTTGACCGCCTGATCGGTCGCACTTCCCAGTTGCGCAATCCCGCCCTTCGCATCAGCCGCCGTCCCACTTATCTTCGATAACGATTTTTGAACGTCATCGACGGATATGCCGGCACTGGCGGCCGCCTTGCGCAGCTCCAGCCATTGCGCGGTGGTCAGTTTAAGTTTTTCCGCCTGATCGACGAGCGCGGCGCCGGTCTCTACCGCGCCCTTGGTCAGTGACGACGTGAGCGCTGCGATGGCGGCCACGACGCCGGCGGCGGCGAGCTTAAATGCGGTCGCTGTCGAGACGAGCTTGGCGCTGGCGGATTCTCCGGATGCGCCGATCTGCTGGGAGGCCTGCCCGATCGCGCTCCCGACCTGCTGCGCCGCTGCGGCGGTCTTCTGTAATCCGGTTGCGACATCGAGGGCCGACTTGGTGCCTTGGCTTCCGAACGAGACGACACTTTCGGCCAGCGCCTTGAATTGAGTCCCCAGTTGTTGGCCGGCGGTGCCGAGACGGTCGAATGCCTGCTTGGTGTCATCCACGCGGGCCGGATCGATCTTGGTGTTCCGGGCCGCGTCCTGGATCTGCTTGAAGGATGTCTCACCGGCCTTGCCCAGCGCTTCAAGCTGCTTCTTGATGTCATCGCTGCCCTCGAGCGTGATGCGCTGGCTTATCGTCTTGCTGGCCATCGATGATCAGCCCTTGATCCGTTTTTCGTAGAAGTCCTGCATCTGTGCCGCCGCCTGCGCGAAGATGCGATAGAGATCGAACCGCTTGCGGATGTTGACCTGGCTCACTCCGACGAACAGCGGGCCCAACTCCCGGTGGCCGGCGTCGAACAACAGCGGTGGCTTACCCGCGACGTTCACCGACACCAGCCTGCCGCGGTATGCGCGAGGCGTATGGATGCCGGTCGGTAAATTCCCCTCGAGTGGTAGCCACAGGAGCGGCCGGCCGCTGATTCTAGCGCCGCGCTCGAACACGCCGGCGAACCGGCTGGTATCGAAGATCAATGCCGCCGGATCGCCGCCTTTGTTCGGGAAGAACTTGGACGTCAACGCCTTCTGCCATTGAGCCGGGAACCCGGCCGCCGCGATGTTCGCCCGACCCAGGGTGACCGCCAGCTTGGCGGCGTCCTGTACGGCCCCGGCCTCGGCATCGGCAACCTGGCTTTGGATCTGCGCGATCAGCGCCTCGATGGCCGATTCGTGCTCAGAAAAGACGAGCTTCACGGCAGATTGGCACCAATAAGCAACTGCGTGGCACGGAATGACAAGACGACGTTTTGGCGCCTGGGTAGACGTTTGATCCCATGAAACCCAGCCAACGAATCCACCGTAACTCCTTGCTCGTATCGGCGATTGCAGGGCCAAAGGGCTGCAAATCAGGGGAAAAAATAATGAAGAAGTTCGTTTTGGCGCTGGCCATCATAGCGGGCATTACAGCGCCGGCTTTTGCTGACGGACGTTCGTCGTCTGCCGTGAGGAAGTTCGAACGCGAGAATCCCCCTTCCGGCCCTCGCAGAGAATATGTGATTGACCACATAATTCCGCTCAGGAATGGCGGCACCAACGACCAAAAAAACCTTCAGTGGCAGACGATACAAGATGCCAAGGAAAAAGACAGAATCGAGTGTGACGGGCATCGGTGCGGGCACTGATTGGTGAGTGCGCGTCATGTTGCGTCGCGAAGTGCGAAAGAAGCAGATAGACGAATCCTGTTCTACCCCCCCAACTCCTTGAGCGTCTTCTCGATCGCCTTCTGATCGCCCTGTGCCGCGATGGCGGTGATGGCGAGGTCGTTCGCCCGTTCCATGCGATCGAGCTGCTCGCCGAGCTCGAGATAGGCCGCGATCTGGCGCGGCGTCAGCGTCATTGCAAAGTTGGGCGGGAATCCGCGTCGGCCGAGGGCGACGACGGCGAGGGCGATTTCCGCAAGCGCACCTTGACGGTCTTTGCCCCTTCGCCCGCCCCGCCGATGAGGCCCGTCAGTTCCTCGACGAAGGAGCCGATTCCGTTTGGGAACGTCAGCCCGAAAATGGCTTTGAGGAATTTCATCTGGTGCTCGGGCAGCAGCTTGGCGGCGTGCTGCTCGTAGGCTTCGTCGGCGAGATGGCCGCAGCCGGCCGCGATGATCGGCCCGACCGCCGCGCCGCAGCCTTGGATCAGGCGCGGCAGGAAGCTGTCGCCAGAGCCGCCGTCGACCAACGATTTCAGCTCGGGAAACCGGGCCACGATGGACGCGATCGCGTCGACCGAAACGCCGCGCACATTGACCCGCAACCCGTCGATCTTGACGACCTCGACCGCGGTCGACGGGGCGATGTCCAATAGGTCAGCCATGCTGTTGTCCTTATGCCGATGGGGTTTCGTCGCGGATAGTCCAGACGCCGAAGTCACCGCCAGGGCTCTTCATCACCTCGGCCTCGAGCTCGATCAGTGTGAAATCGTCGGCGTCGGTGATGAACGAGAAATCGCCGGTCGGCACAAACGAGACGGTGGCGAGGAAGTCGACCTGCTGGCCTATATCATTGGTGCCGACCACCTTGATTTCACCGACGAACTCGGCCTTAGACAGGCCGGACAGCGTAACGTTGCCATCGGTATCGGTGCCCGACGTGGCGAGCGCGAACATGGCGAGGTTCTCCCCGGTGACCTCGTCGAGCGTAACCTTGATGGTCGCGCCGATCTGGGTGATGGCGGTGAAGTCCTTGGTCTTGACGCCCTCGCGGGCCGAGAAGTGCTCCTTCTTGTTGACTGCGGGCGTATAGATGAACTTCGGCGCGTTGCCGAGATCGGTGAAGGTCGAGCTGCCGACTTCCTTGAAGCTGACGATGCCTTTGCCGATGTGATAGTTCGCGACGTTGGGTGACGTGGGCATGGCTTATAAGTCCTCTATTTTGAGTGCGTACTTGAACATGAACTGAGCGCGCAGCGCCCCCTGCAGCGAGCGCCCCAAGCCGAGATCGGTCTGGCAGCCGAGATAGCGGATCGCGCCGTTGCCGTTCCGTCCGGTCTTGACGATCTGCTCGTTGAGTTCGGTATCGGTGAGCACCCGCTTGATCAGCTCCCGGCGCAAGGTAGTGAGATCGGACCCGACCTCGTCGGCCTGCTGCGCGATGATGATCTCCGGATGCATGCGGACCATGCTCGGCCGGTTTGAAGGCCGCATCGACAAATCAGCCGCGTCGTCGGTTTCCTCGTCGCCGTCGAACACGAGCGCCGCCGGCAACAGGTCTTCGGGGATCTCGGTATTGTTGCGCTGGGCCGATTTGATGTTTGGAATGCCGGCTACCACCACGAGCAGCCGGGCCAGGATCTCCTCGCGAACGTCAACCAACGGCGGCAGCCTTCAGGGCGAACCGCACTTCGCCCTGGTCCTCGCCCATCGGGCTGCCGCGCAGATCCCACGAGCGCACGACCCAGGTTCGGCCATTGAAGGCGAGCACGGCGTCGGCGTAATCGGCACGGGCGATGCCCTTTTCGGTCAGCTCATAGATGCGGGCGAACGCGCCCGGCCCGACGTTGCTGACCTGAGCCGCCACGGTGCTCTGGGTTTGCGTCGAGATCGGCACGGCCGCCGGCCGGGTGTCATCGATCACGGTGATATCGACCTCGGCGCCATCGCTGCCGGCCACGGTCAGCACCGCAGGCACGCCGAGCCGTGCATAGACCGGGTCGTACATCAGTGCGCTATAGTCGATTGTCATTTACGTATGAACGCGAAAGTTCCGATGTCCTCGCGGCCGAGATCGGTTTCGACCGCGCTTTCCGACACCATGGTGAAGCCGCAGGAGTTCATCGCAAACAACAGCCCGTCGCGGGTGAAATGCCAACAATGTTCCGCTGGCTTGAAATGCTTCGAGCGCAGCGCATGCTCGGCGTCGCGAAAGATCGGCAGCGAGACGAACAGCCATTCCCGGCAGTTGGCGAGCAGCAATTCGAAATCCGCCATGTGCTCGAACACGTCCCACATCGTCATGGCCTGAAACGGCACGAGATACGGATCGATCAGCAGCATCCGTTTTTCGAGCCATTTCAGTCCGGCCGGATTGATGTCGTAACCCCAGGTCTTTTGCTGTCGCGCTTGCCGGCATTCGATGAACGCGCCCGAGCCGATGCCGATGTCGATCAACGGTCCCCGATAGTGCCGCTCGACGAAGTCGCAGCGCGCCGACATCAAAGCGCGGCCAATCGGTGTCCTTGCATTGCGGTCGAACTGGTCAAAATACGCTTGATCGTAAGGCGCGTTTACCGCATCGACAGGATACCAGCCGATGCCGAGCTGCGGCCACCAGGTCAGGCGGCGGCGCGAAAGCTGCTCGACCAGCGGCGGAACTGTCCGATCGGGTCCGCGATCCTCTTGTCGCAGTCGTGCAACATGTTCGTGCATCCGCAGAAGGCCTCTGGCATTGCAAAGCCGATGCGGCTCAAGTCGAGCCGCGGATCGGTGACTTTCTCAGGCGCGTTGTGTCCGCCGTGACCGCCCAGCACCACGAAGGTCCGAGACTGCAGCGCCAGCCCGGCCGGCACGATCCAACCGACGCCGCCGATCACCACGTCGGCTTCGCGCACCAGCGCGAGCAGCTCGCGCACGTCCAACTCGCCGCGCACGAAGTATCGATGTGCCGGCGGCAGTTCGCCGACCGCCCATTCCTGCCCCGCCGCGAGATCGGCGACCGCGACTACCGTGTGCGTCATCATCAGCTCGGCCGCCAGGGCGGCCACATATTCCGGTCGCGGATTGCGCGCCTGATTGCGCCATTCGGCGCGCACCGTCACCGGCCGCACCACCGCGATCGGGCGTTCAGACCCGATCGGCGACGGCCCCATGTCGGGCAGATCGAACAACGCCGGATCGAAGGCGACCCGCAGCGCCGACCACTTGCGTTCGAGCGCATGGACGATCGAGGCCGTCCTCAGATCACCGCCGTAGGAAACCTTGACCTCGCGCATCGGTAACGGCCGCGACCATCGCTCTGGGCGTTGCCGCGCCATGTTCTTGAGCTGTGTTCGCAGTCGGCGTTTCCCGAGAACGAACCTTATGTCGAGATCCTCGTAGAGTTCCGGCCATGGCGTTTCGAGCCAGACCTCGTATTGCGCCGCCGCGGCGCGCACGAACGGCCGCGAATAAATGTTGTCGCCGAGCCCCCACATCCCGCGGACCAGGACTGCTTCCGCAG